TAATCCAATACCACATAATATCGCCAAGTTCTCGTTTGCAATGAAAGACAGTTTCATCATCCATTGGTTTACCTTGGAAGATACATTTTTTAACAATTTCACTAAACTCTCCTCCTTCTGATGCAATACCAATTGCACCTGTTAGTAGCAATGCAGGATTAACCTTTTCGCTAATTTCAACCATTCTATGATGCATGTGTGCAACATTGTTACTTTCTTCACTTGTTACTTGTTCTACAAATTCTTTGTATTTGTTTAGGTCGACGTTTGCCAATTACTTCTCCTCTGGCTTTTGATGTTCCCAATAGATGAACTTTTCACCTGTTTCCTGATTTACTACAGGTAGTGAATATTTGTATTCATCGGCTTTCTGTTTTCCTACATATTCAAACTTATAACCTTGTTCACGTTCTTTTTTAACTTCTGCGAAAAAGGCTGAGTTGTCATACATAAACAAACCAGTTATGGTCACTAATACTGCTGTGAACATTTTTACTCCTCTGTTACTTGTTTAGGTGCTTTTCTAATTGTAATTGCAGGACCGTCTGAAGCATTATCCATTGCTTCACGTTTCTCTTTGAGATACTGTGTTGATTCTCTATGCAATGTAATCCATTCTGTAACTTCTGCTGGTTCGTCTTCAGTAACCATTAAAATAGCGTCTGTATCTGCTTTTCTAATAATCCATTCAACTCCATCAGTGTCTTCGATATGAATACCTCTTGACCAACGACCGTGCTCTAATAATACCCAGTCGCCGATCTTAATTTCGTCTTGATGTTTGTAACCGGGACCAATTGAAAATACTTGTCCCCAACGAGGTTTAATGCCACGTTCCTTGCCGTCGTCTGAACTAATAATTAAACCGCCTTTAGTTTTTTCTTCGCCAAAGTACATGTTAGTTAATAGAACATCTTCACCTTTGGCTTTAACATTACCTTTATGTATTGTCATTGATGCTGGCATCTATTCTTCTCCTGTTGCTTCTTCAATACCACTACGTCTACGTCTTGCTCTTTGTACTGCTTCAATTGTTTTTTCAGCAACTTTTTCTTCAACTTTAGCAAGTGTTTCGTTTTCCATTTCAGGTGTTTTAGGCTCTTCCACAGTTTCTTCTACAACTGTTGATACTAGTGTATCTTCAATTTTCAAATTTTTCGGTGGCGGCACAGCACTACCTTGTGTTGTTTCTGTTTTTACTTTTGCTTTAGGATCTGGAGCCGCATTTGGATTTGCTTCGTAATATTCAGCCATAATTTGCTCTCTAGTACGTATAACTTTTCCACCTGCGCCAAGTTCGTCACCACGTGCATTTACTTTCATGTTTCCTACAGCAGGCATGAGTTCATTTTGGGCACGGAGTTTTTCCATGTCAATTTGTCTGCCCTGCATTGATCTATGTGTTTTTCCCATATTGCCTCCTTTGTAATACTACTTATGTAGAAGAAATCACCTTAAAAATTCTTCTGGATTTAGATCATATTTGATACTGTCTACTTTATGTACACCCATCAAATACAATACATAACTTGCTACTGAACTTCCTCTACCTACACCCCAAATTAAGTTATTGTTTCGAAGTGTATCAATAATGTATTTTAAACATTTTAAAACATCTATCATAGCATGTGATCTGTACAATTCTAATTCTTTTTGCACACGTTCAGTTTCTGCAGGCGTTTTACATAAGTCTAACACATACTGTTCAATATCAATATCTTTATATTCTTGTGGAATAAACCAATTTTCTCTATTACGTTGATCAAACCCATCACGATCTACGTCATCTTCTTGTGTATTAAACTTTTGAAAATTGTCTTTATTTAAATTAACAAATTGTTTATACTTCTTTATATCATCTGTATTTTTTACAATACAAGACTGAACATTTTCTTGTTTGTCTTGATATAACAGTTCAAGTATATTAGTTTCGTCTAAGACTGTCTTGCCGTTAGAATTAACTTCTACCGCCGTCCAGGATGGTTGGTTTGAATTCTTTTTTAGGTGCATTTGATCCATATCCTAAATCTCTCCAACTCTTAGCACCTTGCCAGTATTTGTCTTCACCAATAACTTGATCAAAAGTTGCAGTGTCATTTCTTTCCCACCAAGGCTTTTCAATAATTGTTTTATTCCATTCATCTGTATTCAAACTACTGTTTTCATAACTATCAGTATCTACTGTATATTGTACATTATCTCCTAACTTGCTGTCAAGAGTTATTTGTCCAAAATGGATATATTTTCCTGATATTGCTTTGCATTTATGAAATAATGTAATCGCCAATAATTGATCATATGGATTGCCTGGTAACAAAATTTTGTTTACAGGCATTTTGAAAAAGACATTTTCTAAAGAACTTTTTGGTTGTAAAATTACACTGTTTTCACACAGTTTGTGAAACAAATATTTTATTCTTTCGAAACTATTGTTTTGTAATTTAATATCTGTTATTTTTGGTAGAAAACTTATTTTTACATTATAAGTATTAGGATACACAGTGTCGTCTATTGCAACGATTGAATCAAATTGTGTTTCCCATGAAAAAAAGTTTGCTACTAAATCTTTATCGCTATTGTTTGTCAACATTTACTAACTCGTTTAAATCGGTTTCAACTTCGTCTTTTGCTTGAGAAATAGTTTCTTGATACTGTTTTCTCAAACGCCTAGTTTGTTCTTCCTTGTAAGTAGTTAGTAGCATTTGCATTTGTCCTAGCACAGACTGGTTGCTGTATCGACTCGCTAGAAGATATTTTTTAGAGAGGTCTCTAATTTTTTCTTCCAATTCATCGTCTTTAAGAAGTGTTACGTCTTCTTGTAGTGGATGTAGCATTATGGTGTATAAGTGTACTTGCCTACGTAATCAACAAAAAGGTTTGCAGGTACACCTCCTGAAGTTGACCAAGTCCATACGTCAAACACATATCTAGAGTTATCATCTTTAGTTAGATCCATTGGAAAACTCAATGCAGAACTCTCATCATTCGGTAGTGTTTGTTTAAAGTATATAGGTGAACCGCCGATGTTGATTTCAAATGCTCTTGCAGTTTTTCCAGCATCGCCACCTTCTTGACTTGTAATTTCTAATCTAATATGTGTAAGTGTATCGTTTGGTCCGAAGTTTCTAAAGTTAATACTATTAACATCATCTTTTTCAATTTGTAGTGTAAGTCTTTGATACGGACCTGCACTAAAATCAATCACATCATCAGTACCATTAATAATATTTTGATTTGTTTTTTGTGTTATATCTTTAGTAACTGCATTACTAATTACTCCTCCATTAAAATCATTGTCTGATGTTAATGATGGTGAATTGTTTTGTAAATCAGTGATTTCACTTTTTGCAACACCTATTGCAGTTTTAATGTTTTGAAAGTTATCTCTGAATCCTTGTGAATCATTATCCTGTCCAGCGACTGGATACGTTTCATCAATGTTATTTGTGTCTATATTACTTGCCATATTAAATTACCTTCCTTTTTGGAAATGCAATGTATTTATCACCCTTTAGTCCCTCAACACTATCTATGGTTAAGCGATCTATATCAAAGTTAATGTTTTTGAAGTCAAATTCACTATCTTCAATATTCTTAATAATACTTATGCTAGTACCAGGCTTAACATACGCAATCGGGACTGCTTTAATATATCCTAAACTAGTACCCGAATCAGGTTGAATACTACGCATCCAAAGTGGTAGGAATCTATCATTAATCTGAATCAATGTACTGTCGTTTTCAGGATACATTTGGGCAAAACGCTCCTTCATAGCAGTTGTGCTGTTAGGATAAACAAACTTTTCAACTAGTTGATCTACTGTAATCAAGTTAGTTGATACTTTAAACTTATCCTGACTGGTATCAATTGTTTTGCTATCGCCGCTTATTGATACTCTGCTACTAACGGATTTGTCTCCACGTTCAAGTTCATCTACCATTTCCACATAGATGATCTCATATATTACTTCGTTATTACTATTTTTTGCAACAGCACTTTTGATAGCACCGAAGCGATAATTTTTTCTGCTAAAGTTACGAGCAAGTGTTGGCACATATTTTTCAATAGCCAACGTTTCTATACCATGTTGTAACAGCATAGATAAATTCTTTTGAATGCCAAACTGTTCATCAGCAGGTCTGTACAAACTGTTCAGAGTAAATATTTTGTCATCTGTAATAAAGTTGTAGTAGTACAGTCTACTTTCTTTTGATAGCAATGGTCTTAAAAAGATATTACTGTACTGTGTTAAACTATCAGCACTAATACTTACTTTAAAATCTTTTGTAACTGCACTAGCAAGATAGTAATCTTTAGCCTGTACAGTAAATCTGTATTCTTTGTCAATTGATGTAGAACCGCCATCAAGTAGGAAACTATTAAGACCGAAACTATTTAGATCGATAGTTGTTAAACCGTTTTGTTGTCCTGTATCTGGTATCTGTTGTACTTTACCAATTAGTGTTCCGTCGCCTGCAAGTTTAATGCCCGGAGGCAAGTTACCACTTACAAGACTATATCTTACATCAGCATTTGGTAGTGTTGTTTCGGCAACAACTTGAAGTGTACTAAATTGATTAGGAACAAGTGTACCAATAAGTTCGTTGCTTGTAAATTTGATTGTACTATCAACTTCACCTTGTATCTTGATAATAAATGTTCTTTGGCTAAAAGTCTGTTCACCATTTACACTGTCAGTTCTAGTTGCTCTTACTCTAAAAGTAAATGTTTCTGTAACCGCCGGTTGATATGGCACTTTACCAAAAAGAACTCCGTTGGTACTATCAATATCTAATCCATTTGGTAAAGCACTTGGTGTGCTATCTTCTAGAGGAACAATTTCATAAACTACATCACCACTGTATTGGTTAGGATCATACACTTCTAATGGAATAGTTACGTAATTGTTTGATCTGCGTATTCCAAGATTACCTGTTGTTAACCAAATAGGTGCTCTTAGATATGTTGCACTTGATAAAAGTGTCTCACTATCAATACTAATAAGTGTAGTATCTGTTCTAAACTGTTGTTCGTTGATAACAAAGATTCTAAACTTTCTTCGTTCCCTAGTAATACCATCACTTACGGTAACTTCAAATTCATAAAATCGTGAAAGGTACTTTGGTACTGCATCACCTTCTTCTGTTCCGCCGCCGTAATCATAAGGAAATGCATCAAACTGTTGTTGGTCGTAATTTGCGTTTGTTGCTTTATAATCTAGTGTAAGCGGAGCATTAATAATACCCGTAAGTTTTCCATCTCTACTTAAAACAATACCAGGAGGTAGACTACCACTTAGGTCATCTAGATAAAATTCTAGTTCATCGCCAGCACTTAGATCTAAATCACTTGCACTTAATTGATAATCAATTGGTGACTTATTCATAATAAAATATTCGCCATTAGGACCAATATCTAATGTACCTTGAGGTGTTAACCAAATTGGTGGATCTTCACCTTCTACTGTTAATGTAAATGTTCTATCAATTGACCCTTCGCTATTACTTGCTCTAATTACAAATTCATATCTTGTTGATTTTGCAACATCAAAAGGAGTACCAATTAAACTAGTTCCTTGTAAACGCATACCAGCCGGTAGGGTTCCACTTATTAATTTCAGTGTTACATTATCGCCTGAGGTACTAAGGCTAATATTTTGTGTTTCTTTTTCTTGAATTGTACCAAGGCTACCTGCTTGTGTGATCCATGTAGGTTTAGACATTATTCACTCCTTGCAAGTATTTATTTTGCTGTATATTATGTTTCAATGTATTCACTTACTAGCCACCAACTTCCTGAGTGCCAAATAAGTGTAAGGGCGCCATGCTCGTTATTGGTTCCATTACTTAAATCTATTGTACTTGCGGCACCGTTAATTTTTAATGAAACTTCAACATATCTATCAAAGAATGAAACACCGTCTAATGAATAACGTCCTCGATTTTTCATTTTAAGGATCTTCATTTGGCCTTCTTGTCCACCGTCTGGTAATGTAGCAAACGCTAATCCAGCACTTGCACTAGTCCAATCATTTGCTGTTACAAATGTTACAGTTGATGCCATATTAATTGTAGACGGTGATTGTGTGCTACCTATGATTAATTCATTTGTACCACTTAAACTTACTACACCATTTAATCTTACATCGCCTTCAAGTTCTAAGAATCCAGTACCATTTGCGGCAATTCTTAAGTTGCTGTTTGATGTTTGTGTTTCAATATTGTTTGCGTCAATACGCAAGTCACCTAAATCAATTTGTCCATTAACATCTAGTTTATTGTTAATAGTAGTAAGACCACTTACTGTAAGTGTACCAGTAATGTTTGTGTTATCATTTAATTCAATATCTCCGGAAGAGTTTGAAATTGTTCCGCTTACTGTTAAACTGTCAAATGTACTATTACCTGGACTTGTAATGTCACCTGTAAATGAATTTGCCGTAATGTTTCCTGTTGCACTTGCACTTGCAATATTAACAATATTAAACACACTTGTTCCGCTAGTAGCATTTACATTACCGTTGTGTATACCTGTTGTATTACCAGTTAGGTTACCTGTAACATTACCGGTTACGTTACCTGAAATATCTGCTGTAATACTACCGCCGCTAACTGATAACGCACCTGTTAGTGTGATATTATTAAATGTGCTTGTACCTGTAGAAGTAACATTACCTGTTACATTACCAGTTACATCACCAGTTACGTTACCTGTTAAGTTTCCTGTAACGTTACCTACAACAGCACCAACGTGTTGTCCTCTAAAGTTATTTGCATAAATGTCTCTTGCTGGAGTTCCACTTGAACCAATGTCAGTGTTTGCAGTTGCAATAATATCTTGTACTGTGATATTACCACTAAATGTTCCACCTGACTTAGGCATAAAGCCTTTGCCTTCAATGTAGGTTGCATTTACAATATTATCTATACTTGTAAATTCAATTCCATCACCTGTTGCATTTACCTGTACTATCTTATCAGCATCACCTGCCGCGGCCGCATACGAACTAGGAGTATCAGTTAACCCAACAAAGTCTACTGAACCACTACCACTTGCTTCACCTGTTGCAAACCCACTGCCATCATTTGCGTATGCAGTAAATCCTGATGTGTCTACTGTTGTGCTTAATGTGTCATCGCTATAAAGAGCAAACGTAGTTGAACTTAGTACATCCGCATAATATTCATTACCATTAAGTTCAGTCATTCCAACAACATCTGTAATTGTTACAGGTTGTCCATCACTTAATCCGTGTGCTTCAGCAGTTGTAATAACGCCAGGATTTGCTTGTGTAATAGCAGTAATTGCCTTAGGCGTACCGCCTCCACCTCCACCACCAATACCCCATTCTAATACTGTACCTGATGTTGGAACTTTTAATACTTGTCCTGCTTGTCCAATGCTTCTTGGAAATTGATACGCACCGTATAAGTCTACATAACCAGCACCATCTGCATTTAATTGTAAATTGTTGTTTGAAGTACCAACTGTTTCAATAGTACCTGCACTAATTTTGATCTGGCCTTCACCGGCACCTAAAATAATTTCGTTGTTACTTTTGAATTCTGCTACTGGTGCAAACGTTTCACCGATTGGGTTTAATGGATCAATTGGTTGAATAATAAATGCGTTAACACTTCCTGATTTTCTATAAGCACCTAATTGTCCTAGTGATTCTCCAACACCACTTGATGTACCAATTAGATAATCAATACCAACGCCCATTCCATTGTTGACGTTTGCTTGGGTAGTATGGTTACTTACAGTTAAGAAAGATTCAATTTGATCGTTTTCAGTACCTAAACGTCTAAATGCCGCAGTTGGTGATGTTTCATCTAATTGTACATAAAAGTCACCGTCTGCAATTTCATCTGCCAGTACATTGTTAGCAGGATCGCCTCTGCGTAATTTAAATCTGTGTCCACCTTCAATAGTGTAACCGTTTGTTGCAAGATTGCCACCTAGGCCGCCAATAAGATTACCTGTTACATTACCTGTTACATTACCAGTTAGGTTACCTGTAACACCACCTGCCGCAGTTACAACGCCAGTTAATGTAGTTAAACCGTTTACAGTAAATTGATTTGATACAGTTGCATTAGTAAATGTTGCATCAGCAGATTCTATATTTGTTAAAGAAGTAATTTCACCAGGGCCAATAATGTTATTACCCTGCATAGCAAGGTCGCCACCTAGTTCTGGACTAGGATCTTGATCAACAGTAAATGCACCAGTGATTACTAAATTTCTACCTGATTGTGATAATGTTATATTTGATCCACCTACAAATCCAACACTTTCGTTTCCTGTGCTAGTTGTAATAGAATTATTAACATTGTTTACGTCATTACTAAACTGTATAGTTCTTACTGCTGGAGTAGCAACAGCACTGTTGTCTAATATGATACTTTCGCCGTCACTAGTAATTGTAAGTCTTGCTGGGTCAGCACTTCTTATTCTTTTAAATTGTAAATTAAAACCTGACTTGCCCGCAAAAAATGCTTGACCATCGGCCTGTTCAGTACCTAGGTTTACACCCGTATTACTTTCACCGCCTCTAGCATCAAGTTCCGCAAACTTAGTGTTAACCTTTTGGAAGGCCGTTCTTAGATCATCACCTGTTCCGTCGTTTACGTTATTACCAATTTTAACTACGTCTGCCATAATCTTTTCCTATACTATATTTACTGCCTTCCAACTACAACTTCGATGACACCAACTTCATCGCTATCATAGTTTTCAAGTGCTTTACCTATAACTGATCCTAGTTTTGGATCTTCACTTGCTGTACCAACACCTACAATTGAACTTGCAACAATCATGTCACCTTTTTCAATTCTACCAACAACCTTACAAGGTACTCTTCCTTGTAGTGCTAACATTGCAACATGATCACCTTCAAGTTTGTTGTTCATTGTATAACCTGGTGCTGTTGAAACTACTCCAGCAACTTTAGTAGTTCCCTCTTTGTTAGAAGCAGTAACTTCTTGTTCGCCACCGAACATTAATACTGTGCCTTCTTCATAATCTGTGTCTGCAAGGTATTTCTCTGCCAAGTCAGCAAACTCTGCTTCAGAAGCAGTACCTTCAAATCTAACTGCGTGAACATTTGCGTATCTATTATTACTAGCACCGATATCGTATGAATTATCTGCAAGTGTGTTTACACCGCCACTTACACCGTCACTTGGTACAATTTGTTTAGTACCTAATACACCAGTCATATTAGTGTCATCAGTTAAACCATTTCTACGTAGGTATGTTCCGTCATATGGTGAACCCGCCGCCACCGCCGCCGCAAGTGTTACAGTTACGTCTTGGCTACCATCAAAATCAACAGTACCAGTTGCCGCACCTGTGAATGTAAATGTTCTTGAAGTTGTTAATGTATCTGAACTACCAATAAATCTACTGTCAGTATAGTTGTTACCTTTGTCAAGTATTAGAATTTCAGTACCATCTGTACCTAACACAAGATCGAATATTGTACTCGCTGTACCACCTGATGTGTATGTAGTAAATCCTGAAGTATCAGTTCCATTTGTTAAACCAGCATCTTCATAAATTTCAAAACTGTTTGTTGTTACACCACCTACATATTTTACTAAACCATTAAGTTCAGTCATTCCGCCGATATTTAAGAACTTGATCTTGTCACCGTTCTTAAATCCATGTGCAACACTTGTTGTAATTACAGCAGGATCTGTTTTTGTAATAGCAGTAATGTTAACAATATTACCACGTGCTTCTTGAATAGTATCTGTGTTAACCTGTTTTGTGTAAATGTTTCTATAACGTGCTGTTGTTAAACCTAGATCACTTGTTTCGTTACTAGCAGGTCTTACGTTAAGAGTTTGTAGTGTACCAGTCATAGTACCACCAGTCTTAACAAGAGCACCGTTGTTATCTAGCACGTTCTCATCAATGTATGCTTCAACAGAGTTATCAAAATCAATAAGTGATCTTACTTCACTTGGTGTTAATGCTTCTACAGCATTTTCACTCACTTGACTGTTACCAAGAATACTTGTACCAGTAATAAATTCTATTTTGTCAAGTGTTACACCGTCATTTGGATTTGATAGTGTAGGAGTTTTTAAAGTAATAAATCCGTTTGTTGCTGAAAATTCTGTATTATCAAAACTTGCAAGTCCTAGATCAGCCTGTGTAATACCAGATGCATTTGCTCTAGTAGTTGCGGCGTTCATGTTTAGTTTGCTTTGTGCAATAGCCGCCGCGGCGCTTACATCTGCATTTTTAACTGCACCGTTTGCAAGTTGAATATTAATTTCGTTATTGGTTCTAATAATTCTTACATCAGAACCTGTTCCAGTTGGTTCACCAAATGTTGGACTACCGCCTGTGTTATCAACTGTTGTATCTAGTGATACGTTAACTGCACCTTGGATAGCATTGCCTAATCCGTCTGTATGATTAGATCCGCTAAACATTAACAGGTCGGTGTTATTAGGATTACCTGTTATAGTAACACCTTCTAAACCACCAATTCTGTTTTGTTCGTCAACATATTGTTTTGTAACAGCATCACTTCCATCTTCTGGATCACGCATTGATTTAATTCTGTTACCATTCATGTCAATAGCACCACTATCAAGTGTACTATCATTTAACATTGTAAATGCTTTTACGTCTGTTCTAATAGAATCTGTTGTTGCTCCACGGAATACATTGTCAGCATATAATTTGTTAACACCGTCAACGTCTTGAGCACCTGTCATTGAAATGTTTGTAATCTTATTGGTGCCCATATTAAGTTCACCATACATTCTATTCCATGAAAGATTAGTTCCGTTATAACCTGCTCTACTTAGAACACCAAATGTTCCACCTGCTTGTGAACCTGTTGTTGTCCATTCAGGGAAACTAGTACCATCTTCGTGTTGTCCTATAATTGCTGAGTTTAGATACGTAACAATACTTGCTTCTGTTGGAACAGCATCATCTGACTTACCTAATAGTTTATCGTCTGTTGAAAATTCATCAACAACAGTACCTTTTGTAAATCCTAAACCATCAACGTTTGTTAATGAAATGTTTGCATTAAGTTCAACTGATCCATCACCTTGGTTAACACGGAAGAACTTACCAACTCTAAAGTTACCATCTTGGTCTGTACTTGCATAGAATACTCTACCTGCACCCACTTCAACTGCTTCACTTGCTTGGTCTGCCGCAAAGTCTGGACGTCCTGCTGGTGCACCAAACACGTTGTTTGGATAATTTGAGTTTGCATAGTTACCCCAACCAATGTTCATGAAGTCATGACCGGTTGCTCTTAGTGTACTAATTGCAGTTGTAACTTTAACAACATCAGTATTAAATCTATCTTGTGGGAATTGTAAATCCAAACTCATAAGTTGGAAGTCAACATTAGGATCATTAACTTCGTTTGTTACAAGTCTTTCAACACCTAAAATTCTAAATACTGTTTGGTCGCCAGTAGCAAAAGTTAATGCAGAACTAGGTAAAACTCTTGGAGTATCTGTTAAGTTTCTTACAGTAACTTTCTTACCAATTTTAATAATAACTTCACTGCCATCAGGTACTCTTGTACCAGTACCAATCGCAAGTGCTTGTCCTAGTTTAAGAACTGCTCTACCACCGCCTTTTACAGTACAGCCAGTACCACCGTAACTTGGATTACCTTTTGTAGTTGTATCTAAGAAAGTTGTAAGTGCAGTGTCAGTACACAGTTTGAATGTGTTTGAAGAAACAACTTTTACATAGTAAGCACCGTCAACATCATTCATTCCGTTTGCATTTGCACCAGATACAAATACCATTGCACCTTCTCTATAGTAGTGGTCAACACTTGTTGTGAACACTGCTTCAGAAGCAATAGTAATACCTGTAACGTTAATGGTTACATCTTCTAATTCATCAACTGAATAATCAGTTCCGTCATTGTTTGAACTGTATGCAGTTAATCTAAATTTACTACCTTCCATTGGACGATAGTTGAAATCTCTAATTTCTAAATCAGTATCACCTGTACCAGCCGCTGTGTTTGCAGGGTTGTGTACTTTCATAGGTTGTGAAAAGTCTTGTCTTGTTGAGTCTGCTTCAACGGTTGCATTTAATTCTCTAAAGAAGATTGCACCTGACTGAATATTTTCGTTTGGATCTGATCCTTCTGCTTTAAGAGCAAGTCTACCATAAGCATTAGATCCGTTAAGTGATCTAATTTGTCCACCGTTTCTTGCCCAGTATGCTGTATCACAATAGTATGTAAACACAGAAACTGTTTCAACCAATCCATTGTTTGTAGCAACTAGACCATAACCATCGTTGTTAACCTGGGTATAGTCATTTGAAGTCATTGACTTGTTACCAGCAGTTTCAATCCTAATTTCATCACCTTGTGGAATAGTACCTGCAGGTAATGTTTTAGAGTCTACTTTAATTTCTGTATCAGCCGCAAGTGTTAATTTTTGTTTGTAAGTTACTGGAGTATTCCCATCACCGTCATCTACAGGTGCAGTTACACCGATAACTCTGTAAGTTTTCTTTTCTACTCCACCACTGCCTTGATATAAGAAAGTTGTTGGAATCTGGATTCCTCTAGTCAACCCTTTTAGGGTAATTTCAAAACCACTTGCAGGGTTGTCAACAACAGTACCATATTGAACACCGGCGTTACCATCAACATATTGTCCTGAACCGCCCTGTGATGAGAATGAAGAACAAGTTTGTACATAAGGTGATTTGGTTAAAATTTGACCTTCAGGGTCAAGTACCATAATAGCACCTTGGTGTCTTCTAACAGTAATGTTTCTTAAAATTGTTGCGTTGTTAACCAAGAACACATCACAGTGTTGGTTAAGCATTTTTAATTCAATTACAGTATTGTTAGGAATATCATCTTGTAGTGTTGTTGTAGTTGTTAAGTTGATATCGCTATAAAGTGATAAATCTGCTCTTGTAAAATCTTCTACACCATCAGGATCAAAACTAATTTCTTTTACGTAGTACGTTGTACCATTGTATGTAAAGTATTGTCCCCAACGTGGATAGTAAACTAGATCTTTTAATCTAATCTGTGCCGCACCTGTTTGGTTAACACCTACGCCAGTGTCGGCTCTTGAATACTGTGAGTCATAGTGATTTCTAAATCTTGCGGCTTTAGGTGTACCAGTACCGTCGTAACGCTTTTGATCTCCACGTTCAAATGTTAAGTCTAATGCACGTTGTGGAGGTCGAACACCTACTTTAGATTGAATGATTACACGTCTAAATTCGTCACCTTTGATCGAACAGTTCTCTGGTAAAACAATTGGTGTTAGTTCTTCGTAGAAACCTGATTCAATATGAATAGTTACTTCAGGTAATGGAACATTTTGTTCTCTACCTTGACCGCCAATCTTAGCAGGTAATGCACCTAGTCCGTTAGTAATAACATCGGTAACAATATCCATCAAGTTACCAATTTCAGTACTTGCTCCTGTTTCTGCAATAACAGTTGTATCAATAAATTGTTCAGCACCACTTTGATTACTGTAAGTACCTTCTAGTACAGGTAAGTTGCCTAGTCCGTTAGTAATAACGTCAGCAATCATATTCATTAGTGTATTAATTTTTGTACTTGCCGCTGATTCGCCGTTGTTTGAATTTATAACCTGTTCTGTTACACTTTGTCTTGAAGTGTATGCTGTGTTTAGAATAATATAACTTCTTACTAGGTCTTTAGTAAAGTTTAATGCATCAACTGTTTGTGGCTGTTGACCTGCAACATAACTTGTAACACCATTCCAATAACGTGAAGCATTTTCTCTAGATTTACTGTTACCACCGTATTTTAAATCAAAACTAATACCATCAAGAATAATTTTTACATCACGCTCACATTTTGTTTTATCGTATGTAAATCCATTCCATATACCGGCACCTGCCGCAATTTGTGCTTCAATGTAAGCAATAGTTTCATCTGCAATGTATTCTCTGTTTGCATCAATAAGTGCAACAGCATTTGGATTTTCTGTGTTTGCTGGAGCAACATAAGCCGTATTTGTTAACACATTGTTTTGAATTAGATTCTTAGCAAATTCAAGTGCCGCAACGGTTTCTGTTTGTTGTCCTGCTACTCTTGATGTAGCACCATCCCAATATGAAGCCGCCGCATCAACTGTTTTTGAGTTACCAACATAAGTTAAGTCGAAACTAACAGCATCAATAATTAATCCAATATCACGGAAACATTTTTCTCTATTAAATGTAAAGTTAGAAGCAAAGTCATCTGAATTATCACCGTCATTGATTTCTGCTTCAATATATGCAAGTGTTTCGCGTTGAATGAATTCTCTGTTGTTAACAAACAATTTGTTTGCTAATACATAGGTTGTGTCTTCCGTACCATCAGCCGCCATGTTAACTGTATACGGTCCAGGCTTTCTACCAGGCACAGGGAAAATAACATCACCAGTTAGTAGACCTTGATCCTTAAGTGTAATATCACCTTTGATAATTCTTTCTGCATAGAACGCCGCTTCTCTAACATTGTTAAATGCGTATGCTAAAGAACGACCAATTTGTGTTCTGTCAACACCATCAGAAATCATTTCCTGTTCTGTTCTACCGTTAGTGCTTACGAATAAATTTTTCTTACTTGTAAAACTATTATTATCTACATATTCTTTAGTAGCCGCTTGTAGACTACTTGAAGTAAATGTAGGTGATTGTGATAGAACCAATGGTCCTGTCATTGTGTCACCAGCAAGTCTTACTTTTGTATCAGCATATTTTTTGTTTACTGCTTCGTCTTGACTGTTTGGTACTCTTGGCTGTCCTGAATTTTGTAATTTAATAATACCTGTTGCAATATCACCTGCGGCATCTAAAAACTTGTCATCCGCATATTTTTTAGTAACAGCATCTTGATCTTTTTCTGGAGTACCTAAGTTCTCAATCAAGAATGTTTGTGCATTCAAGTCACCACCTAGTTCTGGTGTAGTATCAAGTCTAATTTCTGTACCAGTTGTTCTAAGTGTTAATTTAGTAGGATCAGAAGTGAAGTCGATAGCAATACCTTCACCTTCGATAGTTCTTAAATTAACAGCATCGCCTGCTGTGTTTGTAGCAAGTACTTTGTTTGGAGCCAGTGTAGATGGAGTGTCGTCTAATGATGCAAACGTTAATCCGCCGCCTAGTCCTAATGATGCATAGATTTCAGTAAAGTTTTGATTAACTTTATTAAAACCTTCCCTGATACTATCGCCTGTAGCATCATTACCAGTAGTACCAATATTAATTACTTTACGTGCCATCTAGTTATACTCCAAAACTTTCGCCGCAACCGCATGACGAAGTTGCATTAGGGTTGCTTATATTCATATAAGAACCAAAAACTTCTTTCTTAAAGTCTATTGTTGTACCCGCTACATACAATAAACCTGCTCCATCAATAGCAAACTTGCCATTGGTTAAATCAAAAATCTCATCATCATCTGCAACTGCATCTACAGCGTCCCACTGATATGTAAAACCAGCACAACCACCGCCTTTAACACTTAATTTAACGTACTTTTTACCTTCTTTAGCAAGTACGCCTTCCATGTGTTCTTTTGCTGATTCAGTCACAGTTACTATGCTCATGATAATATTTATGTTATTATTCTATAATCCGAATGTAAAGTGTAAATACGAGCATGTATATAAGAACAGATATTATTACCAAGTCCTATATGCGTAAGTCTAAAGCAGGCAGATACCATCCTTATACACGTAAATCGCAGGTGATTATTTTTAAGTGTGATCAATGCGAGGAAGAATTTATAAGAGAAAAGGGCAAAGTGGATCCTAGACGTTTAAACAACAACTATTTCCACGTTTGCCCTAAATGTGATCCTAAACGCTTTGCTCAAAAGCGTGGTGTTGAGAAGCGTTTAGTGTGGAACTTGCCTGTAAGCACTGACAAGCCAATTGGTAAAATGTAATTACTCAGACTTCCAAATAGTCCAAGCACCGTATGCGATTGCCGCATAGGCTAGTAATCCTGCTAGTGGTTTAGCAATTAACACCACAATGCCTAGTGCAATAAGTGCCGCACCGTCCCAAGAAGTTCTTTCTGTGAAACGTTTTGCTACCCAACCTTTAAATTTATCTAACATAGTAATCTCCTTATTTTTTAGGTTTTACTTCTTTCCATAATTGATCAACCAATTTCGCTTTGGTTAATCTTTTATCTAACTCAATGCCATGAGCACGGCCTAATTGTTCTAGATCGTTCTTTGTCATTTTTGTTAGTTCTGCTTTTTTCATTACAACAGGTTTATCAAGAACCAATGGTGCTTCTTTCTCTAAATCTGCTGGCATGAAAATACTTTTAAGCCACTTTAACATATTATTCTCCTGATTTGTCTTTAAGTGTAATTACTCCGCAGGCAACTCTTTCGCCTGCATTTCCGGTTTTGAGTGATTCTTCGTCTCCACCTTTACCCAAATCATCTTCATCTGAATGGATAACAATGGCTCGACCAACTATACTACGGTCTCCACTTAGATCTACTCTTTTTGCAACTATGGTGAAATCGGCTACGCCGGACGGGTTCGCTGTGATATTTCCTAAATCTCCAACATGCCCTTTATCAACATCACCGTGGTCTACACTATCGGGATCATAATGAGGGCCGGCAGAATCACAACCATTTGACAAATCACCAAATTCATGTATATGAAATCCGTGCTTACCAGGTTCTAAACCAGTAACTCTACCTTTAATTAGAGTTGGTTCACCAGGACGTTGCATAAACAGTATTTGACCTTTTACTTTATCTGTGTGGATTAGTTCTGATACAACAGCATAAACAGTTTCGTTTGCTTCTGTGAGTGCATTAACACTTTCACACCAGCACTGCTTCGCTTTTGTTCTCGGACAACTTGTTTGTGTTAGTTCCGTTATTTTCATGTAGATATTTATGCAGATTAGCACTAGCCAAATTTTTTGCCTTGCTTTCTACCATTATATCTGCATAGTCCCAAAAACTTAATGCCCAGTCATTAACTGCATTATTCCACATAAAATCACTGTGAGCACGTAGTTTTTGCTTCTTATACCCTGTTTCTAATAGTGTTGTCATGTCAGGCTTAACATCTGTAGGAAAGTCTACAAGTAAGTCTTCACGTGATACGGAGTAGTGTATGACAGGACGAACACCACGCCAACTATCTACTATGCGAGCAAATCTATCGTCGGTGGGTTGAATGTATTCTCCACTATTGACCCAGTGATGGTGTATGTCAAGAACGAGAGCGAGGTCTTTTGCAAGTTCGAGGCTTGCGTCGATGCCCCAGGACATTTCGTCGTTTTCGATCGTGATAGTGTTTCTTGCTTCGGGCGAGAGTCTCTTGAGGGCGTCTTTGATGCCTTGTGGACCTTTTCTACCCGATATGTGTACATTGCATTTAAAGTCTTGATATGTGCGACCGTATCCCATCCACCTGATGACATCCACATGATATTCAAACTCCTCTATACTTCTATTTACGATATCATCGTTATCGCTAGCCAGAACAGTAAACTGCCCAGGATGCATAGACAACCGTACGTCCAACGCTTTAGCACGTTTGCCGACGTTAGCGAAGTTCGACTCGCAATAATTGACCACGTCAGGTAACTTCCAAAAATAGCACCAAGTAGGCTCAGTGTATACAGGAAGTACATCACTTCCGAGTCTAACCATTCTAAGTTCATTAGGTAAACCTCCTACGTAATTAATAAGGTTCATAAACGACTGTATGTTATGAACCATAATGTCCCAAAGTCTTTGTTCAGCAACTTCCTTAGTCTGCCTGTTAAGCCAAGCAACAGTTGTAGAGCGTGTATTAAGTGGACGTTGTATCTCCTCAAGAAGTTTTTTCTTCTGAGTTTGATCGGGGTGCATGTACTTACATGCAAATCCTATGCGTTTATGTTGAGAATTCATTTTGTAGTAATTTCCAAGTATCCTTATAGTTCTTTATATTATAACAGAAGCCAAGGTCTTTGTCAATCAATACTTTCTTTAATGGATAATCATTTCCTTTTGGATCAGTTTTATCTCCAAAAAACTGTAAAATATCATTGTGCGGATCAAAGTCTTTGATGATTTGGCTTTTATCGTTGCCTTTTTCAAAAATATCTAATCCTGTTTCACCACCCACTACTGCTTGTAGATTTGGAAATTCTTTATTAAATTGTTTTGCTAGTTTGTTTCGTTCGTTATGTTCTTGATCATATTTTACATAAAACTTGCGTTCGCCCAGTGTAGCATTACGTCCAACTATACTAAAATTAACCATGCCAGGACGTTCCTCAATATGTAATCCTGTTCTTAAAACAAAACGGCTTTCATCTAATTTAATGTTTAACCATTTACGTGCATCATCAGGCAACGTCCAATCTGTTGTGTAGATATTTTTACCATGTTCGTAAACATCACTGCCCGAACAATTATATACACGTTCTACACTTTCACAAAGTTTTTTACCTAGTTGTTCTACTGTTTTAGGATAGTCACTACCTGTGACAAGATAAACATAGTTTTCTTTTGTAAAATTTAAAAACCAATCGTGGAATTTAGGATCTATTTTTTGTCTGCTTGGTGTGAGAGTACCGTCGACGTCGAATATAAATCTATATACCATTTATACATTACTCGTCGTAAGTAAACCAACCAGTGATGATATATTTGTAACCATCATAAATTGGGTTGCCTCTGTGGGGGTGTTGCCATGTTGCAGGAAAGAATACTAGTTTACCTGCTACAGGTTTTGTTTTCATTCCTTGATATAAAAATTCTGTTTCGCCGCCTTCTTTAACTGTGTTAAGATACAGCATATAAACAGCAACACGATTACCTGCAGAAATACTATTGTTTTCAATGTGCCAAATATGATATGCTTCTTTAGGACCGTTTCGTTGTACACTCATTCCTTTAGGAGAGTGTTTAACCATGCTGTCTTTTAGTACAGTAAATTCGGGTATGTATTTTTTGTAGTAGTGTTCTCCTACAACTTTATAAAATTCTTCAACAAGTTCCGGATCATGATAGAACATGTTATGATGTGGTGCCCAATCATAAACTACTCTTGTGTCTTGATTATATTTGATACTACCATCGTAGTCTGAGGTTTGTTTTTGTTTGCACATTTCTTCAAAACGATTGATAACTTTATCGCAATACTCTTTTGAAAATGCGTTTGGGTATTCTCTAATATATGATTCTGCTATACTCATTGTTCCATTCCGCGTATATTTAATGTATTAAAACTTATGACCATACGGTTTTCGGTTTGGTTAGTTTCGCTTCCATGCTCTAACCAACTAGGAAAAAGATATAATACTCCTTCCTTAGCAGGAAATTCACCATTGTCAGCATTGTACATTGTAGTTTCTTGATGTGTTTCACACATCTTATAAATTTTAGTTGGATTAAAAAATTTAAGTCCAACGCTATTGTCAGGTACTTTTGGATAATAAGCACCGCTGATTACACTGTTTTCATGTCTGTGCGGGACCAATGTGCTATCCTTGTCCATAATACTCATCCAACTGTTTGATATCACACATTGCGTTAGTCCTGCTGTTTCAATATAAGCATTTACACAGTTTGTAAAACAATCTTTTAAACGTTTTACTAGAGGGTGATCGATATCAAGTATATTGTGATTACCGGCAAAGTATGAACTCTGTGCATTAACTAGTAAAGGGTGAGGTTTAGTTTGTTCTTTAAGCAATACATTTTGTAGAAGTTTAGTATCTACATCTGCATTCAAATTGAACTCCATTACTAGAGTTGGGAATACATTATGAATTTGACTTTGCATATTACTTCCAGTTATTTACTACCCATGAGTCATTACAGTTGTGAGGATTGGGATCTCCATGAAATACTGCAATGCAACAGTTTTCGTCAGGTTCGACGTTTTCTTTATGAATAAATTTACGCTCACCTTTTTGTCCTGCTGATAGTTGTCTATCTTTTCTTATTTCCCATTTATAACTTCTAATCCATTCGTCAGGCCAAAGTTTTGCTGTTCCTCTTGCGGCTGTCCATAACCAGTCTTGATCTCCAAAATGGCTACCTATAACTTTTTGTGGATCATCATTAAAACGTTTCCACACATCATGAAGTTGACCTTTTCTAAATCTAATTACAGAACTGTTATACTTTTCCCATTTAGGTTGCATTGCACGAGTAAAGTCTCTAATTACACACCACTCACCTGGTTGATATGTAAACAGTTTATCTAGTTTACCTGAAATAACAACGTCAAGGTCCATATATAAAATAGTACAATCATCAGGTAAAGGTAGATTGCTATTATACATATAAGGCTTGCACCACCAACCTGTTAAGTTTTTAGGTAAATCAATACACTGGATATCGGGATTTAATCCTGCTCTATCATCGGTTAGACACACCATAGTAAACGGAATGCTAAGATTTCTTTTTACCATGTTGTATAGAATGTTAACATAATCAGCACTATACTTTGTACCATGTTTCAAGCACATTACATAATTGTTAATGCCTGGATTTTCTGCAATCTTCTTTGCACGAAGTTGTTCGTATTCTTTGAAGTTAACACTTTTCTGAATCTTGGCATTTCTACGTTCCTGACGTATTCTTGCCCACTCGGTTTTAGTGTATTTTGATTTGTCTATCTTTGCCACGAGGATTAACCCTCATAGATTGCTGAGTTTGCACCGTGTTCTGCACATTCTACTTTAACGCAATAACAACGATTATTTGTTTTTTCTCTAATTAGTTTGTCTGCAAAATTAAATGCATGTTCTGCAAACTTCTCTGCACCAACACCGTCAAAGATACGTAGTTCTGCTAAACCTTTTGTTTCAAGATCTTTTAGTGTATCCATGTGTGGATCGTTTTTATCCACTGCTACCTTGTGATCGA